CTAAAGCAATAGCATTAGCAATGAGCGAGGAGCAATCATGAACATAACATACAGAGTCAAAAACGTATGGGGTAATGACCTAATGTATCCTGTCAGTTTAGATGCTAAGTTTATATGCTATCTAAACGGCACGAAAACATTAACAACACATTTAATAGATGTAGTTAAACAGTTCTACCCGGATACAACATCTGAACAGGTATTATAAATTTAGAAAGAGGTGCAATCATGATGCCGGAGAAACTACAGATCCTACAAGACCAGTACGAGTCAGCTCTAATCAAAGTGGCTAAGGCTGACGCACAAATAGATTGTCTAGTGGAACAAGAACGCTCAATCCACAGCCTATTGGATCAGACACGAAGGTATAGAGATCAGTGCTTTGATGACAGGAGAGAAGCAATGTACAACCAGAGAGAACTACTACAGGCAATAGAAAAAGAAAAGGGGGAAACGAATGATGGCTGATCTAATGGGAATCATAGAGCGACTGTATACAGTGCTACAAGATGATCACTATGACTGTGACATACCATCAAATGAGGAGTGCCGTGTAATGGGAATGATGGATAGCGAATGGCAGATTGAGTATCATCATGGGCTTATACGTGAAGCCAGACAAATATTAGATAAGGCAAAGGGGGAGAGCCTATGAAGCAACACAACTGAATAGCAGAGATGGAAACCGGAACCAATATTTAAACAGGAGAAGAACAATGAAAACAGATATCTTAGATATGTACGATAACCTCAAGCGAGACTATGATTCATTGCTAAAGGAACTGACAATATCAAGGGCCTTTGAGACAGTAATAAACTATATCGAATCAGATAATGAATCCGATATGAATAAATACGTACTAGACTTGATAGAAATTCTGCGAGACTTACAGTACAAAGTACAAGAAGAAGGAGAGGAGAATTAGATGAATGAATTTCCTATGGAAACTACGAAAACTTATGTAGTGTGGATTGGTGGAGTTGAAGAACATCATGATTCTTTTAGGTCTGCTGTAAACGCATACGATAAATGGAAGCGACAAGGCTATGATGATGTAGCACTAGAAGAATGGACAACAACAGTTACCAGAACATTAGTAAAACGCACAAAAATAGAGGGGGTTAGAGAATAATGGTTCGTGTTATAGGTAGATGGAATAGAGAATTGAAACGACTTGAAGGTAAGACTAAACAGCACCCGGAGTATGTGCCACTCGAAGAACTCGCAACTAAATACTGTGATGAATGTGAAAGAGAACTAGATGCAGTGTGGACAAGGTGTTGGCACTGTGAAAATAAACATGGCCGTGAGGTGGGATAATGCCAAAGATTGGATTCGTCACAATCGAAATAGGTAAGGACATTGATGACGCTCTCAAGCTAGAGTCTCTGAGATCCAACAAGTCTCAGGCTAGTATAGTTCGAGACGCATTAAGAGTTCGCTTACGATCTACATTACTAGAGGTTCATAAGAAAAATGTGTAACGATTTGTGTAACGCTGTTACACATAACAACAGGGTGGGTTGTCACAGTGTGTCACTATTGTTGTAGTATTCGTGTCACGTTTTGTGCCTAATCTGGTATAGTTACCCATATATATATTTATATATATAATATATACATCATAAAGATAATAATAATATAAGAGGGGGAGTATGAGGGGGAGTAAAACGTGACAGGTGTGACAGTGGTGTGACAGTGGTATCTCAACATTGACACATTCTACAGTACATGATAGTCTCAGATAACAAACTAGAAAGGAGTAGCTTATGAATGAACCCCTGACCTGTGACCATTGTGGGTATACCGGCGAAGATGTAGTAGCCAGAACTTACAATGGTCATTCTCTTTCTCACTGTACAGATGTTGTTGTCTGTACTGAGAGATCAGAGATAGCAAGCAAATTTAGAAAAGAAAGGTAGTCGAGGACACAACAATGGCTAAAGTATCGATAGAGGAGAAGCAGGACAGAATCATGGAAAGGGAAATGGCTCACGCCAAAAGAAAGGCTCGTATGGAGCACGTAGAGAAGCTACAGCAACAGATTGATGAGCAACTCGTAGAGTTAGCTAATCTAAGAGATCAACTATCCCAGGAAAAGATATTGAACCAGAATCAAGAGACGTACCTCAACCTGTTGGAAAAAGAGGTCGAGGACTTAATCAAGACCTTGAAGGGGAAACCTAGAAAAAAAGTGGGGAGTAAATGATGGCGATAACAGATGACTGTCCACGAGCAACTAAATGCACCGGAGTATGCCAAGCCTGTTGGTTCAACTGCGATCACCTAGAAGTGACGATAGAAACATTTGCCAACGAGGAAGGTAGGATAGAAGGGATCTGCAAGAGTTGTGAGTCATGGCTTTTGAGCATGGCTAATGGTGGTTGGGAAGTGGTAGGGTACGAATTCAGAGGAGAATGGATAAGAGACTAGAGATTAAATTAAGGAGAAATAGTATGGCACCGGATAATCAACTTACAGAAGAAACAATCAATGGGATTTACACAGGAAAAGAAAGACTCAGAAGTAATGAGGGAACAAGGCTGTTAATTCAAGACGATAACTTTCGCAACTCAGAGTACACCACTGGCGTTTCTGTGTTCGACAGCAATACGCAGTTAGCAGAACAGGTGGCTAATGACCTTGAACCAGGTATGAGGGTAAGCCTTAGAATTAGTGTTAAGCAAGGAACCAGTGGTAAGTTCAGAAACCTACTGGAAATACTTAACCGAGTCAGTAACCCTACACCACAGGTAGCACAATCACCACAACCAAGTGGTGGCAATGCACCATCATCATATGGTAGTTCAGATGATGCCAGACAGGGTAGGATAATGCTACAGAACGCATCAAGCTGGATAGGTGGAGCATATATGGATTGGTTAAAACTAGGAGACGATAAGGCCCCGTTCCAAGTCATACTAGATGACATTGCACACTATGCTACAACCTACCTCAATGAAGTGTATTGGCCGGTAGGAGTTAAGGAAGAAGAACCTGTTGTCGAGGGGGATAACACAGAGGATAACCCTTTTTAATTGAGTGTACCGAGTGTACATATCTGGGAGAAGGGTTTGTTAATTTTATAAACCATCAGAAGGAACATCAATCATGGCAAACAAAAATGATATAAAGCAATACGGAGATAACAGGGCAAGGGTTAAAGAGCTTCTTGATAAGGGCTACAGAGTGCCGGAGATGGCACGAATCCTACCCATCAGCAGGCAAAGGATACATATACTGGCTAAGGCTGTTGGTGGCGAGGACTACACCTCAAGTGTATACCCAAAGATGAAGCCCTGTCAGACTGTATCTGAGGGTGAGTCACATTACTTCATGGCTTATGGCTACAAGGAAGACAGATGCCCTGTACACAGAAGGCATCGCCAGTCATGTTCAAAGTGTGGCACTCAATACTCAACAGCAGGAAGAACCACTGAGTGTGCAAGGTGCAGAAAGAATGAGTATGCAAGGCAACACTACAGCCAGACCAGAGGGGTGCAGTTATGACAATGCTGAACTCTGCACTTCATTACGCATCAATGGGGTGGAAGGTGTTTCCCTTGGCACAGGGATCTAAAGTACCAAGAGAAGGCAGTAAAGGGGTCCATGACGCAACAACAGATGAACAGCAGATAAACGAATGGTGGAGCATGGAACCCTCTGCAAACATAGGCATAGCAACCGGTAAGGATTCCAATCTCATTGTAATAGATGTAGACGGAGATCCTGGTATGCAGTCTATGCGACAGGTTGTTCCTCAACTGCCAAAGGAACACACAAGAGTTATTAAAACCCCAAATGGATATCACTTGTACTACCTGTACAACCCATCGTTTCATACAGGAGCAGGGTTTATGACAGGACTTGATGTCAGGTCTGATGGCGGCTATGTAGTAGCACCACCATCACTGGTTAGCGACACACAATACTATGTGAGACCTGACAGGTATGTAGATCCTATAGCTATTGATGTAGCACCAGATGTATTCCTTGCAAGGTATCGCAACGGAGCAACACCTGAGCCGGAAACTAATCAGATCAAGTTAGACGCATGGGTTTCGGATATGCTCGCTAATGGAGTTGAGGAAGGCAGGAGAAATCAATGTGCGGCAAGTCTGGTGGGGCATTTCCATCGCTTGGGAGAGTCCGATCAAAACATAGAAACGATTCTGGCTCAGTTCGCAGAGAACTGCAATCCACCTATGGACAAGAGAGAGTTACGCAAGGTGATACAAAGCGTTAGTCGATACGAGGTGGAAGATAAAGGCAACGTGTCCGATCAGATAAGACAATGGATTGTAGAAACCAACGGAACATGGTGGACCACAGATGAACTCGACAACCAGTTCGGATTCAGAACTGTGCAGGATAAGAACAACAGGAGACAGATACTGCATAGACTTAAAAGTCAGGGATTCGTGGAACAGCATCAGACTGTAAACAAAAGATTTAAACATAGAGTTACACAGGTGGAAGGGCTTAACTACAAACAGGCAAAACGAGGTGACGTTCTGGATATAAAATTCCCTTTAGGGGTAGAAAGATACGTTAACCTGTACGAAGGAAACCTTGTTGTTGTAGCCGGAAGCCCCAACTCAGGGAAGACAGCCATGATGCTGAACCTTATACACCTTAATCAGAACAGGTTTCCTATCTACTACTTCTGCTCTGAGATGGGTGATTCAGAACTGGCGGACAGACTAGCGTTCTTTGAACAGGAAGGTATGTCCATGGAAGACTGGAAGTTTGATGCCATCAACAGGTCTAAGGACTTTGCTGATGTTATACAGCCTGACTGCATAAACATCATAGACTTTCTGGAACTGACACAGGACATATACCTTGTGAACCAATACCTTACATCTATCACCCACGCTATCGGTAAAGGTATAGCTATCGTAGCCGTACAGAAGAAGATAGGTGCAGACTTAGGCAGGGGTCAGGAGTTCAGCCTTGAAAAGCCACGACTCTACCTGTCTATGGATCAGAACAAAATGCGTATCCTCAAAGGCAAGAACTGGGCAAGGAAGGGATATAATCCCAACGGCTTGTCTATCTCTTACCGAATAGAAGACGGATACAAATTTATACCCTCAATCGAAGGGTGGATAGAACCAAATTAGAAAGGGGCAATATGCCAAGAACATTATTAGATATATACACAGAAGACTCATCAAGACCCTTTAGCCTTGAACAGGCTAAGACAGCACGTGACGAGGGCATGAAAAAGGGTAAGCAGAACATAAACCCACAGTGGCAGAACGCAGCATTGGAAGCTGTGTACAGGTGTGCCACACAGAATAGATCCTTTATTGTTGACCAGGTATGGCAATACCTTTACGATGACATAGGTATGAGAGAAGCACATACTGCCAACAACAGGGTTATGGGTTCCATTATGACACAGGCTAAAAAGTACAGGTGGATTAAACCAACAGATAACTATAGGGCATCTTCTAGGACAACAAGCCACGCTAATCCCAGAAGGGTATGGGAGTCTCTACTCTACGATCCTGCATCACATAACTACAGGATGGAGATATGACACCTGTATTCGATAACAACATCATACATCTTCACTTGTCTGACGCAAGGCAGTTACCGATACCAGATGAAAGCGTAGACTGCGTTGTTACTAGCCCTCCGTACTGGGGTCTGAGGGATTACGGATTAAGTGCGTGGAAAGGTGGCGATGAGAATTGCGATCACTTAGGCAAGCCCCATAGCACTCAGGCTGGGTTTAATGAGAGGTGGACTGGTAAGGGTTCAATAATAGACAAACAAGGCAGTTTACTAGAACCATATCGGAGTAAATGTGGCAAATGTGGAGCAAGGCGAGTAGATAGCGGTATAGGATTAGAGGCTACTCCAGATGAATACTGTGCCAACATGGTGGCTGTGTTCCGAGAAGTGTGGCGTGTACTCAAACCAACAGGTACTGTATGGCTGAACCTTGGGGATAGCTACTCTGGTGGCGGAGGAGCACACAAGCCTGAACACGCCAACTCTGGGTTGTCTAAGTCAGCCGAGCGTAATGGAGTCCCTGCCTCTGAACGCGATATTATATCGGGACTCAAACCCAAAGACCTAGTGGGTATCCCTTGGCGTGTAGCCTTTGCATTACAGGCAGATGGTTGGTATCTACGCTCAGATATAATCTGGAGTAAGCCTAACCCTATG